CAAGCTAATCTTTGACTACAACCCATCTGACTCAGCATCATGGCTGTATGAGCTACCTGCTGATGAGAGCATAAAGATAAAGAGCACCTACAAAGATAACCCCTTCCTACCTGATAGTATCAAAGCACAGATAGAGGATCTAGCTAGAACAGATGAGGCACTGTATCAGATCTATGCCCTAGGTGAGAAGGCTATCTCTAAGAGTAACATCTACAGCAACTGGTCCTTTGTGGCTCATAGGCCTAGCAGATTTGTCAAGTATGTATATGGATTAGATTTTGGGTATAACCATCCAAGTGCTTTGATGAGGGTATACTACTGTGATAATGACATCTACATTGAGCCTGTGATATATGAGAGCTACCTCACCACTACTATGCTGATAGAGAAGTTAGCAACCCTTAACATAGAGCAGACAGTATCCATCCTAGCAGATTACTCTAGGCCTGAGATCATACAGGAAATGAATATAGCAGGGTATGATGTACAGAACGCAAACAAGGTGGTTAAGAAGGGCATAGATAACCTTAAGAGCTTTGGGGTAATATGCCAAGATGATAAGGCACTTAGGAGGGAGTATGAAAATTACAAGTGGAAGAAGATAGCCGATTTTATAACTGACGAACCAGTCAAGCTATTCGATGATGCCATGGATGCAATTAGATACGCCACTACTCACATAAGGCAGGAGTATTACACAGATGATAGTTACTATGCATTCTGATACGCTACATAAGATACAAGTGGTGCAGGCATACATAGCACATAAGACTGGTAAGCAGGTGAGGATAGTATTCAATAGACCTGATAGAGTGCAGCAACATCTAGCCCTACTAGATCATGCCTACCTCACAGCCATGGGTGACTTTAAAAACAATAATAGTAATGGTGATAATATAGGTAAAGACAAGTAATGGCATTAGTAACACAAGCAACCCCACAAGTATTAACTCCTGCATATAACCCCATCAAGTATATATACAGCAGTAGCAACGTAAACCTGCAGGGCTTTAAGTTTATCTATGATATCTATGAGAGTGGAACCCTTAACAAGATAGCAGAGTACAGGGTGCTGCCAACTTATGGCACTGGCTTTGGGGAGATAGATCTATCGAAGCTCTTACAAGCTCAGGTAAGCTATGACTTAAACCTGACAAACACCTCAGTATATAACGCAACTAACAGCCACTACAAATATGATGTACACGTAGGGGAGGAGTATCTGACTACTACTACATATATCAATGCTCTCACAGCTAGTGGACTTAATGTGCAGATAAATGTAGTCAATGCATTTATAGTAGGTGATCAAATCAATATCACTCAAGCAGATTTAGGTGTAGCCAACCCTAATTTGGAGGGGCTATTCACAGTCTTATCAGTTGGTCCAGGCTTTCTAGTGGTTAATAGTTTAATCTCACTGGTAACCAATCCTAATATAGATGGAGATATCACCTATGCAGATGGGAGAAAGACAGTCACTAGGGATATGCTACTAGATAATAATAACTTTGTATTCAATGGAGCTATAAGGTGGAGTGAGTGGCCAAGCTATAACTATCAGAACTATATGCTCAATGGCTTTACTGATGAGTTTCTTACTAACTACCCCTCAGCTAGCAAAGATATGTATGCCACCCTGTCTCAGGATATGTGGTTTAATGCTGTAGCTAATGGCTCACCTACTGCACCTGATACCATGGTCTTTGAAAATGATGGTGGTAATATCTTTGAAAAGAATGTAACAGCTGTTGATCATGTGAGTGGTATATCTGTAGGGCCTAATAACTTTGGAGTACTTACCCTGGTCTTTGGCTCAGGTAACTTGATAGAGCCTACCACTGAATCATATACATTTCACTATGAACGTAATGGGGTAGTGAGCTCTATAAGCTACAGGGTTAATATAGATAGAAGGATTAGAACCACTGAGTACAGCATCTTATTCTTAGATAGATTAGGTTCATGGGGTAGCTTTGCTTTTACTCTTAACAGCTATGAGAAAGGTAACGTAACACGTGAGCAATTTAATCAGGATGTGGCAGGATATATCAATGGTGTAAATCAATGGGACTATGATCTCACTGATAGAGGTATGACTAACACTTACATAAGCACTGATACTACTATAGATCTAGCTACCAACTTCATGACTATGGATATGGCTAACTACTTCACTGAGTTAATAAGCTCACCATTCACCTATGTAAAGAAAAGCAACTATGCAGCAGATTGTGAGCTACCTGAAAGTGAGGAGTATATCAGCTGTAATATCATGACTAGTGACTACCAGGTATATAACCAAAGGAATAAGAATTTAATTCAGCAGAACGTAACTATTAAGCTAGCTAATAACAATATAGTAAACTCATAAGATGGTAAGGATACAACTAGCTACAGGATTTCTAGATGTCAAAGAGGGTACTGCCTTCCCTTTGAATTTTCAGATAGGAGATATCAGGGATGTGAGCCAAAGGAAGGGCAACTTCTCTAAGACCATCACACTCACTGGCAGTAAGAATAATAACAACCTACTCAACCACTACTACGATGTGAATATAGTGGAGGGCACCTTTAACATTAATGCTCTTACTACCTGTGCAGTTATTCAGGATGGCATACCAATAATGGAGGATTGCTCTATGCAATTAACAGGGGTAGTAAAGACTCAGGTAACAGATGGATATGAGGAGCAGGTAACCTATGAGGTATTGGTTAAGGATAGTAAAGCAGATTTCTTTACAGCCATCACTAACAAGGAATTAACTGATATAGATTTCACAGATCTTAACCATCCCTATGATGCTTTTAATGTGGTGGCTAGATTTGATAACACAGTAGTAGAGGGCTTCAAGTATTTTCTACCTGCTAGTAGTGATGCCATATACAATACCCAAGAGTTTAAGCCTGCCATCTTTGCTAAGACTTACCTAGATAGAATTTTTCAGGATGCAGGTTTCACCTATGACTGGCCTACATTATCTTATGATAGATTTGATAAGCTCATTATCCCATATAATGGAGGCCCTGATAACTTTGATAATAATGATTATTTAGTAAGAGCAGAGAGGCTTGCCTTAACTATCAATGGTGCTAACAATTGGGCGGGGTTTTCTAACATAGCTTTTATAGCTACCACACAATCACCTGCCACTAAGATTAACATAACAGGGTGGACTGAATTATTAGATGTACAAAATATCTTTGATCCTGTTACAGGTGTATATACTACCCCATTTGATATAAGCTCAGCTAATGCTCAAAGCTATGATTTCAGTATTATTATGACTTATGCACTTAATGTAATTAACACATCAGGTGTAACCTGTTTTGGTAGTGATAGTGGTGTAGCAGAGCCTGTATTTTATAATCCTAAAATAGGAGTAAGTGCAGGTGGGCAACCTATTATATTTGAGAATATATATACTAACCCTGCACCTCTACCTAATTTTGGATTATCAGGCGCATCAGTAGAGTGCCCTCTATCTGTACCTGTAGGCACTACTAATATATTAACTCAGACCATACAGAATACCACATCACTTAGCTATGCACAACTTAATGCATTATCATCAGCAACGATAGGGCTAAATGTAGATCAAAAGATTTTAATTTCAAGTAGTGGTGCATCTGTGAGAAGTTGGAGGATGAGCTCAGCATCAGGGGCCACACCCCCATCAGGAGATATAGTAATACAGGCGGTAATATCATCCATACAACTAAGCATACTACCTAGTAGTAATGTATATGCTATAGGTGGTATAATAAAGGTTAATGATTACGTGCCTAAAAAGATTAAGCAGAGTGACTTTATTAAGGGTATCTTTAATATGTATAACGTCTATGCTCAAATAGACAGCACTCAACCTAACAAGCTACTAATACAAAATAGGGATGATTTCTATGATGCAGGTACTGAGGTAGACTGGACTGCTAAGATAGCTAAAGACCAGGAGCAAACCTTATCTTTTCTACCTGAGCTTACATCTAAAAGAATAATACTTACATACGCTGCAGATAAGGATAACCCTAACACCACTTACACAAATGCTACTAATGATATCTATGGACAAGCTGAGGTAATCTTTGATAATGAGTATGTAAAGGAAGTAACTACTAAGGCTGTATTGTTTAGCCCTACCCCTGTTATAAAAACTTTGTTCGGAGCTTATGTACCTATGATAGCAGGATCTGCACCTGAGACTAACATAAGGATACTATATGATAAGACTACTATAGGACAGCCACTAGCTACCTGTGGACAGTTTTACATCTACGACTATGGATCTGTAGGGCAAATTAACTTGACAAGCTACCCATTGGTGGGCCACTTTGATGATCCACTCACCCCTACCTTTGATATCAATTTCGCCATCTGTAATTTTTACTTCTATCAACCTACTAGCCTAACAGAAAACAACCTGTACAACAGATACTGGAGAAGGACCATGGGGCAAATTAATAACGGTAAGATGCTTACTGCTATGTTTAATCTTAAAGAGCCTGACATCCAGGCCATGAAATTAAATGATAAGATAAGGATAGATAACTCATGGTGGAATATCAATAAGATAATAGACTATGATGCCAACGCTCACAAGCTTACAAAGGTAGAATTAATAAGCATAGATACTGAGGTAGATTTCACCCCCTTCATGGGACCTAGTGGCCCTAACATACCTACCCCTCCGTCATCTATAGGACCTATACAGGTGTTAGCTATGAGTAGAGTTAACACCACTAAGATGGTTAATACTAATGTCTTTAGTAATCAGGCAACAGCAACAGTAGAAGGTAGAGGTAATGTGATAGTGGGAGGAACTAGATCAGTGGTGGTAGGAGATAACTATATTGTAAGTGGTACAGAAGTCATAGCAGATACTGTAAGAGCTACTAGCTTTAATGGAGTACCTACAGGTATTGTACCTAGGATATATGTAGCTAATTTAACACAGGCAGGAGTAGCAGATCCTGTAGCAGATATAATAAATAATAGCTTTGGTGATATAGTATGGACCAGGGGAGCTGTAGGTAACTACACAGGAACCATAATAGATTATGCACTAGGTGTAATACTATCAACTGAGATAACAGTAATGATTAACAATATAGCTTATGATGGGGTGGTGGCTGCTAACTACTCAGCTACTAATAATACAATAGATGTATACACCTCACAGATAGGGGTAGGCTTTGCAGATGGATACTTAAATAATACAACAATAGAAGTTAAATACTACATATAATGAACGAAGTAGAAATACCTATAAAAGTCTCTGGACTAGGAGAAATAAAAGCAGAACTAAGAGCACTTAAAGGTGAGATAGCCAACGCTACTGATCCTGCAGATATTGCTAGGCTATCACAGGAAGCAGGTGAATTAAAGGATAGGATATCAGATGCTAATGAGGCAGTTAATGCATTTGCTACAGGCTCTAAATTTGAGCAGGTTAGTAATGGTATAGGTGGTATTAAGGATAGCTTAATGAGCCTTGATTTTGCAGAGGCATCTACTAAGGCTAAGACACTAGCTGTCAGTATGAGTAAGCTAAACCCTAAAGAGCTACTAGGAGGAATGGGGAGTTTTGTGACTATGTTAGGTACACTAGGTGGAGCATTTGTAAAGCTAGGGATGACTATATTAATGAATCCTATTTTTTTATTAGTAGTGGTTATTATAGCTATTGTGGCTGCAGTAGGTTATTTTCTAGATAAGATAGGAATACTAGGTACGATTCTAGATTATATAATGATTCCTATTAATCTTATAATAGATGCTTTAAAATGGTTAGGAGATGCACTAGGGCTAACATCATTTGCTGAGGATGAGAGAGCAGAACAAGCTAAGAAAAACTCAGAGGCTGTATTAGCTCAAATCAAAAGAGAGCAAGAGGCACAACAAAGGGCGTTTGAACGTAAACAAAAAATATATGATGACTCTGATGATGCATTAGGTAGACAAATTAAGCTATTAAAAGCTCAAGGTAAGGATACTACTGATTTAGAAAGGACAAGATTGAAGGCTGCTATATCTTACCAAAACAGTATAGTAGCTGAAACCTATGCAATCCACCAACAACTAAAAGCAAAAAATAAATTAACAGTAGCTGAGTTAAGAGCAAGTGCTGAGGAAACAGGAGACTATGGTGCTTGGAAAGCTTTTGAGAAAGAGATGGCGGCGGCGGTTAAGGATAATTATGATATGAACTCTAAAGCTAATAAAGCTAAGTTAGATGCTATTAATGATTTAGCTGTCTTTGAACAAGAGCTAGTAAATGATAAAAAAGAGGCGGCTGCAGATGAGGCAAAAGAATCTAAAAAGAAAAGCGATAGTAGAAAAAAAGATGCCGCTTCAGAAGCTAAAACAAATGAGGCTAATAGATTAAGTGCTGCAAGAAAAATAAAAGATGGGGAGCTTTCTATAATGCAAGAAGGTTTAGCTAAAGAGGAGGCATTAACAATTGAAAAATTTAAAAGACAACGGGAGGATATAGCCTCTAATGAAAAATTAAAAACAGCAGAAAAAATCACTTTAACTGAACAGGCAGATGCAGAGGAAGCTAAACAATTAGAAGCAAAAAGAGAGGCTGCACGAAAGACCGCCATACTAGTAGAGAGTGAACTAGCTCAGTTAAGAATTGATTCGATGAAAGAGGGTGCAGAGAAGGACTTAGTAATACAAAATCAGAAGTATCAAAAACTTAGAGATGCAGCCGTAGCAGATACTAGACTAACAGCAGAACAGCTAAAAGAAAAGCTAGATATTTACAACACTATGCAGATAGAAGAAGAGACTGCTAGGATGAAAGACAAGGTTAAGGCTGCAAGTGATTTGCTTACTGAACTTACCACTACAGAAGAAGAGAAGAAAATAGCAGAACTACAGGCTAAGTATCTTAAAGAACAAGAGATGGCTATGGGTAACCAAAAGGCTTTAGAGATATTAGAAACTAACCACAAAAAAGCTCTAGCAGATATTAATACAGCGGCACAATTAAAACAGATAGAAGAGGATAAAAAAGAAAGAGATGCTAGGTTAGCACTAGCAGGAGATATAGCTAAGGGTATTACTGATATTGGTGGTATGCTTATTAAAGACCAGGCAAAGTTAGCTAAATTTAACAAGGCATCTGCTCTAGTTCAGATAGGTATAGATACTGCTAAGGCCATTAGTGCTTTGGTAGCTAACTCACAAGCTAACCCATTGAATGCTGTATCAGCAGGTGCAGCAGGTATTGCACAATTTGCATCAGGTATTATACAGATTGCTACTAATGTAGCTAAGGCTAAACAGATACTATCATCACCAGGTGCTACCCCTAGCTCAGGAGGTGGAGGTGGTGCTAGTGGAGGAGGTGGAGGTACATCCGCTGCTACAGCTTTACCACAGGCAGCCCAATTGTTTGGCAGTGCTAATACAGGTGGAACCATGAGTGCAGGGGGTAGCTCTAGTGACTCATCTATGACTGTTACAGCTGTAGTATCTGAAACTCAAATAACATCAGTACAGGATAAAATAAACCGTATAAATAAATCAGCAGAATTATGAACAGTCTACAAGCCATAACAAATCACATCATTGCTTTTTACACAGCTCACAAACAAGTTTTTAAAGTGGGTAGTGATTTCAAAGAACAGCTCTACAACTTTGCTACTCAGGATGAGAAGTATCCCCTGGTATATATTGTGCCTAGTGGAGTGATCCCTACAGAAAATACTACAGAGTTTAGCTTTGATATTTACTGCTATGATATCATACAAAAAGATAGAGCTAATATCATCACTATCCTAAGTGATACGCAACAGATCCTTAGTGATCTTAATGTATACTTTAATGATAGTAATGACTTTAGCTTTGATGTGGTAGGATTGCCTACCTTCTCACCCCTCAATAATGATCTACTAGATTACGCTGCAGGGTATCAGATGAGTATCACATTAACAGTAAATGATTGGACTGATTGCGCTGTACCGATTTAAACAAATCACTTTGATAATATAATATAGGTATGGCTAATGGATGGTGGGGTGATTGGAGGCCCTCTTTACCTGCTCACACAGGAAACTTACAGGCAACAGATTTGATAGAGTGTACTTCCATTATAGGAGGTGTGCCTACTAATACTGCTATTACAGGCACTCAAATTATAGCAGCTGCCAGTGGTGGTAGTGCTACATGGGGAGCTATCACAGGAACGCTATCTACTCAGACTGATTTACAAACTGAATTAAATACTAAGCCTACCAATAAGCTAGCTGTAGGAACTAACGTAACAGGCACTACAGGATCTACCATAAGTGCAAGTGCACTACTTCCTGCTAATACTTTAGTAGTTGGTAAGCCTTGTATGATACACATTAAGGCTAGAGGTAGAAGGGTATCAGGTGCTTTAGGAACTGTTACAAGTGGGATATATAGAAATACAAGTTTAAGTTTAACAGGTGGAAGTCTTATAGGCTCAATTACTATGACTACTACTAATACTTTTGCTATGCTAGAAAGGCATTTGTTTTGGGATGGTGTAGCTAATATATCAGTACAATCACCAGGCACTTTAGTTAGTGATATGATTAACAATGGTTCTTACTCTACAACTGTTATTAACCCTGCAGTGAATAACTACTTTATCTATTATATTACTTTGGCTAATGCAGGAGATACAGGACAAATACAATGGGGCTTACATATACTTTATACTTAACAGATGGCATACGCAAACACAGGTGAATTTAATGTGCTATATCCTACTAGGAGAAGGATGGCAGCTATACTTAAGAGGATAGTAGATGCTGAGGTAGTAGATGGTGAGGGAACTCTAGTAAGCTCTATAAGAATTAATGCTAAGATTACAGGCTTTGAGAAACTAGAAATACAGATAGTAGCTGCTTATTATTTTATATTTCTTAATAATGGTGCTTATCTATGGAATGGTGGGGTAATTACCCCTAGAGATTTCGTATCACAATTTACTTATGAGCTAGCTAGTGCAGGTATTACTGCTGAAATTTATTCTCAATATACTGAGTGGCTTACTAAGAGATATCCTTTAGTACAAGCTGTAGAAGTATTAGAAAAAAATCAAAAACTTGTGTACACATTTGAGGCACTTTATGCACCTGCTGAATTTACCCCTGGCTATCCTCTAGATGTCTAATTCTTTTTTCATACCCATCATATTAAACACATAGGTAAGGGGTAGAGCTCCTATCTTATCAGACTTAGTGAGATCATTATTACATAGGCCGTAGATCATACGCTCCCAACTCCACTTACTATCTTTCTTAGTATCCTCCTCCTCTTTTAATTCATCAGGTGTGAGCTCTTTTTTCTCTTCTGCAGTTAGCTCAGGTAACTCCTCACCTTGAAATAAATTTTGGTAGGTCTTTAAAAAATTATCTCTGAACTTTAGGAACTCACTGATGATGCCATACACATCTGTAATAGGAAGGTCTAAGAACTTATCTGCTCTAATAGTACAGTCATATTCATACGGCTCTATAATCTCCTCACCCCACTCATTTATTGTACTTTGCCTGTACAGTACCCCACAGATATTAGCTAGATTAGTTATGTAGTTATGGGTGAAATAATAGTCCAGGTCTATGTACTCATATAGACAAAGTTTATTAAAGGGCTTAACCTTCATACCTAGAAGCTCTGATTTATAATGGTTAGATGGCTGTGATAAGGCCCACTTGCACTGCTTAACTATCTTAAACATCTCATCTATATCTAGCTCATCAATCACCTCAGTAGGCTCATTACAAATAATAGAAAGTATCTCAGTATTATAATAGTAGGGTCCCTGTGCTTTATCTATCTCAGATATCTCTAGAAACTGCTCTACAGTTATCTCACTCCACTGCTTCGGTAGGTACATTTTCTACTTGTTTTTTAATCTTATTAGCAACAAACATAATGTAAGGGATGCATATCTCAGCTTTCAATTTTCTTATGTGCTTAGATTTTAGCTTAAGGTGAGCTTCTGCATAGTGCTCTGAAATAGTAAGGTGATCTGCCTTAAACATTACAGCCATCATATCAGAGATATACCCCTTCTGTTTGTGGATGGCTATCTTTTCTATTAGCTTTGTTTCTCTTACTGTTAGTTTTAACTCTGCAGTATATGTAAAGCCATCTAGCTCTAGTGTGCCTATAGCTTCAGTGTGATTTGTAAGATCAGGTGCAGTATTAAACTCTTTAACAATATCAATAAAATCTGAGATATCAAAATCAAAGAACTCCTTTTCAGGAATACCTAAGTACTCAAAGATTTGCAGGTGGCGGTCCACAGGGTCCAGCTCTTTATTATTGTTAATATCTGTAATTGATTCGAACTGCTCAATAGTTAGCTCTTCAATTCTGTTGGGAATCTCCCTTCCTAAAATAGTTACCATAGTTAATTTTTTTACAAATATATGAATAATTATAATATAGGTATGGCAAAAGATAATTTACCTGTTTACAAAATTACTATAGATCCTGAATACTCTGAAAATGGGGAGGAGCTAGGTATTGAACAAATAGCTTTTACATCCACTCCCGCTATCAAAGTAATGGGTATGGCTTTCAATAGCCAGGTTAAGCCTATGATATTTACAGATGATGTTAAGTATCGTATAGTAGCACCTGCTCTTATCCCTATGGAGATCTATAGGAAGGATGA